GTCAGCCGTGGTGATGTAGACCAAGCGAGCTGGGCCTTTACGGTCAAAAAAGAAGAGTGGATTGATGTCCGCTCTGAGAAGCCCCTCCGCGTGATCAAGGAGGTCGGCGAGATCTATGATATTTCACTTACTCCGCGAGGAGCTAACCCCACAACCTCCGCAGCTCTTCGCAGCTTGGAGGCCGCCAAATCTGAATTAACTAAAACCCCTGAAATCGTGGAAGAAAAACCCGAAATCAATGAGGAGCGCGCTGCAAACTTTGTAGACGCTTCTGCTGTCCAGGGCAAGCTCTCTAAATCTGAGAAGCGTGACATGGGCAAATTCAACATCATCAAAGCCATGAACGAGGCCCGCAATGGCCGTTTGACTGGCATTGAGGCTGAGATTAACCAAGAAGGCCTGAACGAGCGCGCACGCCTCGGCTTGTCTGATGGTGCTGACAACGCAATCCACATGCCTGAATTCTTTACCAAGCGTACCCAAGTGGTAGGCACTGCCAATGTGGGCGGTGACTTGGTATTCGAAGAGCCAGGCTCTCGCTTTGTCGACTTCCTCCAGCCTAACACTCCTTTGCTCGGTCAAGTCTCTATCTTCGAGAACTTGGTAGGCAATGTGGCTTTCCCTCGCCAAACTTCAGACTACACTTTGAACTGGCAGACGGAAACTGGAGCAGACACTGCACAAGACATCAACTTTGATACTGTGACGATGTCTCCCAAGCGTGCTGTGATCACTGCCTCCGTCTCTAACCAGCTTTTGAAGCAGGAGTACAGCCAGGGCATCCAATCACGCATGATCAACACCTTGAATCAGTCATTCAACAAAGGCCTGGAGAACGCTATCTTGAACGGTACGGGTACTTCAAACCAGCCTTCAGGCTTGTACACCTTGCTGAACGGTGGCGCACAGGAGCTTTCTTTCGCTGGTGCCATGACCTTTGCTGACTTGGTGGCTATGGAAGCAGCTCTTGCAAACGCTGATGCATTGCAGGGAAATCTTGCGTATCTTACTCATCCTGCGGTAGTTGCAGCTCTCAAGCAGGTTAAGCTGGACGCTGGAAGCGGGCGTTACTTGGTAGAGGGGATTTTGTCTCCTGTTAAGACCGCCAACGGTTACAACATGATCAACACGACCTTGAGCCCCATCAATACTACTCCTACTCCTGATGAGTACAGCATTGCCTTCGGTAACTGGTCTGACTTGGCAGTAGGCTTTTGGGGTGGTGCTTCATTGATTGTAAACCCTTACACTCAGATGAAGAGCTCCATCACTGAAATCTATATTGAGCGTTTTATGGACACGGCACTTTTGCGTGACGAGTCCTTCGTAATGGCTCAAGACGTTACTATCTAACAATGGCCACAAGCATAGCATACACGCCCCAGGCGATTGACCTGGATACCATCAAAGCCTTCTGCCGTGTAGACGGCACGGCTGATGATACGCTTCTAACCTTCCTCTATGAGGCAGCGTGTGAGGAGGCGTTAAGCTATGCCCATGTGGTACTAGGTAGTGCTACAATAACTGCGGACACAGTATGGGTGAGCTCTTATGAGCTCCCCTACTGGCCCGTGGGTACTATCACCTCAGTTCATGTCACCGTTGACGGAACCCGAACGGAAGACACTGAGTATGAGGTAGTGGACGGCGTGATCTTCCCGTCCATTGGAGAAGAAGGAGATCGCATGGAGATTGCTTACACGGCTGGCTTTGCCACCATGCCCAAAGACATTCAGCACGCGCTTTACCAGCGCATCAAGTTTGGCTTTGACTTTGGGGATGATATGCCTTACACGCAGCCTCGATTCTTTGACCGGATTGTATTCCGTTACCGCCGAAACTTTGCATGACCTTAGACCGCAGAATTACCCTTTACCAGCCGACCACGAGCCAAAACAGCTCAGGTCAGGTCAAACGCTCTTTTGAGAGTGCAGGGGATTTCTATGCCCAAGAGGTAATACCTCAGACTGGCACGGTAGGATCTGAGAACTTTGTGAACGATCAGATGCAGAGCCAGTACATGATTACCTGGCGCATGCGCTATCAGACAGCCATCACCGCAGACTGGAAGATTGGCCTGGGTGGTAAATACTATGATGTCATTGCCGTAACGCCTGAAGGGCGGAAACGGTTTATCTTAGTTAAAACCAAACTGAGAGACAATGGCATACTCTAAGACATTTGTAGTCAGGACCCAATCCGGGAAGACTATGAGCTTCGAAGCATATCGGAAGCAGCTGGCCAAGCTGAGCACTTCTGAAGGCTTGCGCATGCGAGAGCTGCGCAGCTTGCTTTGGAAGCTAGCTAAGCCCACCGTCACGGGTGCCCGCCGCATGGCTTACGCTGGTGCAGCCCGCAAGGCTGTGATCAAGCAGGGCAGTGAGGAAACAATGAACCTTTACAACTCCATCCAGCGCTTCAAGAATAAGCGCAATAAAGACAAGGCCTATGTGGTCATTGGCTTGGTGGAACCCGATAAGAATGGAGCTATCTATGGCCGTGCCCAGCTGTTGGGTGGTGGTCCTGGATCTCCTAGTCAGAGCCCTCGCCCTGTGGGTGTAGGTCGTAAGATCACTAAGCAGACCCAGCACAATAAGCCATACATGCGTGACGGAAAGATGGTCACGCCTGAATACATCATTAAGCCCAAGAATTTCCTATTCAAGGCAGCCCAGGCTACAAATGTGATGGAGTCAGCGCAGCGCATGATGCAGCGCCACATTGAGAAACGCCTTAAAGTATTGCTAGGATGAACTACTTGCAATACATATACGATGCAGTAAAGGCTTCCGCTAGCGTGGATGTCTACACCTTCGCAGCTCCCCAGGGAACCACTGCGGACCACATTGTCATGACCATTCAGTCCGTTGACATCACCGAGAGCAAAGACGAGCGCGGATCCGAAGAGGTCAGCGCCACGCTCTTTCTGCACTACAAGGATGCTGATGATGCCCAGGCACAGCTTGCCCATATCCGCAAGAACCTCCGTCACTATCCTCGGGTGCTTCCCATGTATGAGGATGTGGTGAATGCAGACAGCGGGATCCTGGAGGGTGAGGGATGCGCAGCTGATGCCATTGGCGTGGCTTTAGACAGCCCTTTCAAACAGGCATACCTTGACGGGATGCAATTCTTTTATGATGAAATAAACGAGCGCATTTTGCTCGCAGCAGATTTTTTATTCATACTTAACACCTAAGAAAAATGGCAAGTATTTCAGGCGGAGAGATCCGCGTACTTCTCTCCACTGATGGAGGTACTACCTACAAGGGCTTTGCCCTGGAGAGTGACTGCTCTTTTGAAATGAACGCTGAGACCCGCGAGGTCACCAGCAAAGACGATGCGATCTTTCGCAGCTATGTAGCCAGCGCCAAGAACTGGACCATCTCAGGCTCAGCTTTGTTCGGCGATGACGATGCCAGCAACTGGAACCCTGATGATCTTTACGCTTCCATCGGCAGCACGGTAGACATCAAGATCACCCAGTGCGCTGCTGGTACGGTTACTCCTGCCACGGGCGAAACCAAGATTGAAGGCGAGGCTATCTTGACCCAGCTCTCTGCTTCCTTCCCCGACAAGGATTCAGGTACATACACCTTCAGCCTCCAGGGCTCAGGTGCTTGGACAGTAGGTACAAACTAATAAAAAAGGGAAATGGCTAAGTTCACATTGGGTGCTGCTCTTCTATATGAAGAGCTAACCGGAAAGAGCATGACGGATATCAAGAATCCGAAGATCACTGATATGGTTTATCTGATCTATGCACAAGAATACTGGGATAAAGATCAGCGGCCCAGCTTTGAGGAATTCAAGAAGGAGATGGCCTCCAAGGACATCTCTGATGTAAGCAGTGCCCTGAACGGCCCTTTTTCCCCGAGGGAGGCCCAGTAGAGATGCTGGGTCTCCTGATCGGGAGACTAGGACTGAGCAAGGCGGATGCCCTCACACTCACCGCCAATGAGGTGGCTGCCGTAGTAAAGCACGGCGTGGACCGAGAGGCGGAGGAATGGAAACGCACCAGGTGGCTTGCCACTATCCTGGTGAATGTAAGTGGCAAAAGTGTGAAGAGCAGAGTGAAGGAGACGGATCTCATGCGACTACCACACGAAAGAAAAAACAACGGCTTTGCCGAATTTGTAAGAGCTGCAAAAAATGAATCTATTCAGTAAACTTCTTTTAGGCTTAGATACCAAAGCTTTCAGGAGCGGGATTGCAAATGCAGACCGATCCCTAAAAAAGTTCAGTGGGCAGCTCAGCAACCTCGGCGGATTGATCGGAGCCACCTTTGCAGGCGCTCAGATCGCTTCATTCACCAAGGAAGCTCTGAACCTAGGCAGCCAGCTAGAAAAGGCCTCTGCGGGCTTTGCTCGCTTTGGAGGTGAGATGGATCTTGACAAGCTGCGCAATCAAACGCGTGGCCTGGTCACTGATGTCCAGCTGATGCAGAAGACTGTGATGGGTGCCAACCTTGGCATCCCATTTCAGGACATGGGTATCCTGCTGGAGTTTGCCAAACGCCGAGCAGATGAAACTGGGGAAAGTCTAGACAATCTCATCTCGTCCATTGTGGAAGGTGTAGGCCGCAAGTCTACACGCCGCCTGGATAACCTTGGTATTAGCGCAGACCGCTTGAAGGCAAAAGTCGGCGGTATCAGCCTGGAGA